AGCCGCACCATTGGGAACGTCACCACCTTGGCCCCCGCACCGCTGGCCAGCGCCGCCGTGTAACTGTCAAAGGCGCCACCGTTCGCATCTGGCAAATCAGTGCCATCCCCCGCGTAAATGCGAAGCGAAACGCTGCCACCAGTGCTGGGAGTAATTGACCCCAGCTTGACCGTGACAATCGCGTAAAGATCGCGGTTGCTGCCGTTATCATAGCTGATAAGCGAGGACGCCGACCCATTGGCCAAAGAATTAAGCGCGGTGCCCGCAAGGTCAGAAGAGCGCGTGCCCGGCGTTGCCCATTTTGCTACAGCCATATCAAATACCTCCCCGCGCCAGCCCGACGCTTCGCGCGGTCACTTCAATTTGATTATATTCAGCCCAGGACTGCATTTTCACCGTCCCGGCTAGAACAGCGGTTTTGGTCGCGGGGGATAGCAACCCCATCCCCTCCAATGCACCGAGCATGGCGCTAACTTGCGCCGCCGCGCCAGGTGCGTTTGGGTCCACTCGCAAATCACGGTCCACCGCGTCGAGCATGGTGCCGATGGCGACCAGGCCCTGCGTCGGAACCGACAGAACCTGCTCAGTCGGCGAAACATCGGCAGGGATATGGCCTAATTTCGCCACAATGCGCAGCATAGCGAGTTCCCCGCTCAACACGGCAGGCTCTGCAATAGAGCGGCAGGAAAAAATTACCGGCACCTTCGGCAAAGAATCATCAGGCGCGTTCAGGATTTCCGCTACCTGCCATTCCGTCAGGCCGGCCAAATCCGGTTGCGCGATACGCGCCGCAAGTGTGACGCTCATGTCTCAGTCTCAATTCTGAATGCGAAGCGTTGAAGCGTTCAAGGTGAACGTGGCGCCCGTTGCGGTTACATCGCTGCCAAAATCGTTGACCGCAATCAATTCATCCGCAGAAGAGGCGCCGCCGCGCGACTTGTAATAAACCGCCTTGCGCGCGGTGAACGTCGCGCCAGCCCATGAAACCAGCCCAAGCGAAACGTCAAGCCTATCGTTGGCCGTGTCCTTGGTGATCGTGATTGCCGCAGTCACGCCGCCCGCCGTGTAGCCGGTGCCGGTGATCTCGTTTGTCACGTCGCTGCGCTTCGTGTGTGTGTCTTTGTTCTCGGTATAGCTGGAAGTCACCAGCATCACCCGAATGGTATCCGTATCAAGGTCAATGGCGCCGCGCGCCAAATCCTCAAAGAACGAATTGTAAATCAGACTTGCCATTTCGTTTGTCCTTTCGCGCCATCATCAACGCAGTCACTTCAATTGCAGAAAAGCGCCCGCTGCAATCGCGCCCAGCACCGCCATGGTCATTGCCTTAACGACTTGGCTCCAAACAGTCTTTTTGGTGGAGCGCCAGGCGTCGAGAAGGTTTCGCAATTCCTTCATATCCTCGCCAGCATTTTCGTCATGCAAGCCAACAGACTGCAATGCTTCACGCGCGCCCTGTTTGGCAGCGCGCGCAATCATCTGTTCGATAACCTCTGGAGACATGGCGCGACGCTCTTCAGCCATGGGTTAGCCCTCGGCTTTTTTCTTCGCCTTCGGTTGGCCGGGCATTTCTGCCCAGCCTTCCCGAATTGCCACCGCCGCTAATTCGCCGTGAACGGTATCGCCCACGGCAAATTCGCGCCCATACACTTCGCCGTCCGGCGCCCCGATAAAAGGCGCCGTGACGGTTGCCACAACCTCCGACATTAGGTGGTAGCAATCTTCAGCAGCTTGATCGCCTGCGAGTTGCGGATACGCCCGCCAACACGCCTGCGGATGTAGAACTGCACAAAGCCGGGCAGAGTGATTTCGTCACGCGTCATACGCATCCCGACGCGATCCGCAATCAAATAGCCTTCACGGAAATCACCAAAGGCAATCGGAAACACGTTTGCCGCAACCGCCGGCATATCTTCGGCCTCAGTGATCGGATAGCCGAGGAAGGTTTCAGCCTGGCCCATGGAAAGCGAAGGCTGCCACAGATACTGTCCCGTGCCGGAACCTTCACGATATTTGCGAAGGGCGGAAAGAACCAGCTTCGAGGTGACAAACCGCGCATTAGAGCGATAGCGGGCGCGCAACGAATAGACCAGATCATAGAAGATGTCCGGGCTGGTTGGCATCGCCGCCGCCTGGCCAGAAGCGACATACTGCAACGTGCCGAAGGCGCGCGATGCGTCAGCAGTCGTTACAGGCGTCGGACCGGCAAGGAAGCCGGTCGGGCGATTGGTGCCGTTGCCAGAGACAAAGGCCAAGCCTTCGCCCTGCGCCATGGCTTCAGCCGCGCTGGTGACAAGCCAGTTTTCGACGTCAAAGAAAAGATCATCAAGGCTTTCTTCCGAGGCGCGCGGGCGGGCAGAAGCCATGCCAAAAGTCGGCGCCACTTCAGCCAAGTCAGGCGTATTGGTTTGGCTGCGAGTGCCAGCTTCGCCAACCCATTCAAAAGCCGAACCGTTCACGTCGAACAGTTCCTTGTAATCCGGGCTGCCAACCGCGCGAACGGTGGCAATCTGACGGATCGGGGAAATGTCCACAGACAAACGCGCAATCGTGCGCTCAATCACTTCGGGCAGCGCAAAGCCGCCGGCGGAACCGGTCGAGGTCACAGTCTGAACGGCGCGGGTTTCAAAGCCGTCATCACTCATGCTGCGATTTTGCAGCGCCTTCGCCGTTTCGCGCATCCGCATTTCGGCGCGCGGATCGCGCGGGTTACGCACCCAACCGAGAAACGCATTGCGATAAGCAAGCGCCTCGGCAGTGTCAGCACCAGCGCCAGCCTCGCCAGCGCCACCCGGACGCGCGGCGCGGGTTTCAGCCTGTTCGATGCGCTTTTTGATTTCCGCTTGGGCATCAAGCACCGCATCAATGCGCGACAGCTTTTCATCCAGGAGCGGATCAGCAGCGCCGCGCTTGGCAATTTCGGCAAGGCGCGCATCATTGGCGGACTTGTATTCTTCAAAAGCGGCGCCGATTTTTTCAATGGCGCCAGTCAGGGCCTCAGACATGAGGGGTTCCTTTCAGGATCAAGATTGCAGGGAACGCAACAGCCTATCGGCTGCCTTGTTTGCGCGCTCGGTTGCGATCTCGGCCTCTCGCCGTTCAGCACCCATTCGCATCAGGCGAGACACAAGCGCCGTCGCCTGAGACTTCGACACGTCCGGGGCTACATCACGCAACCACCGCTCCGCGTCGGAAGGTTTAAGAATTTCATCAATTGCAGCGGCCTTCACGCGCGTCACGCGCGCGGACTTGGCAGCGGGAAAAGTCACAAGTGACACTTCCCAAAGATCAACCGCCCGCACCGTGCGGATGTCGGTCTTGGGGTCGTATTCATCATCTTTGGTGACAAAGCCGATGGACAGGCCGGAAATGGCGCCAGCCTTCACAAGCGCGAAAGCCTCCCGCGCTTGCGCCACGTCCATCGCCAAGCGGCCCTTCACGCGAAGGCCGCGCTGATCCTCGTCCATGCTTTCCCAAACACCAATCGGCATATCCTGCCGGTGTTGCCAAAGCATGGCCGGCATAGTGCCCGCCGCGCGATGCTCGGCAAGGCTGGCCGCAAAAGCGCCCGGCACAACGACATCGCCATAAGCGTCTTCTTGCCCAAAGACAGAACCAAAGCCTTCGATAACGCCCTCTTCACCTGCCGCGCGAAGGGCAAGCGCAAAGTCGCGCGTTTCCCGCCGCGCGCCCTGTTCGCGGTTGTCAATCATTCCATTTTCCTTCGCTTAAACCGCCGGTGCTTCCGGCTCGGGCGCAGCGGGAGCGCCATTCATGTTCGCAGGCGTCAAAGGTTCGTCCAAGCCGGGCAGCGGGTCCTTGCCTTCCTCATCGCGCAATTCATTTCGGGTATAAATGCCAAGTTCCGCCATGGCGCGCGCCCATACCGCGCGATCCGCCATGCTGCCCGCCGTCAGATAGCGCGTGTCAAACTCGCACCACAAAGGCCCGGAGCCATCCAGCAGAAATTCATCCAGGCGCTGCAACCAAAGCTGGTGCCATGGCGCCAGCGTGTGTTTGAGATGCGCCGCAAAGAACGCCTCAGAGCTGGCAAAGGTCGCGCTCTTGTCTGAATGCCCGACCATGATCGGAAACACGCCAAAGGCGCGGCAGATTTCCTCAATCTGCAAGCGCCGCGTCTCGACATGCTGCGCGTCTACGCCAGTCATCGCCATCGGCATGTATTTCATGGCGTTATCAAGAATAGCCGTGCCGCTGCGCTTGTCCGCCGTAAAACGCTGCCAGGATGCGCGAAGGCGCTCCATAGCGGCAGTGTCTAGCTTCGCCTCAGTCGTCAGGATACCAGCCGGACGCCCGCCGTTTTCGTGCAGCTTGGCCTGCGATTGTTCAGCCGCCATGGACAGGCCAATGGCCGAAGCCGCAAGCCGCACCGCATTCAGGCCGCGCCAGAAATCCCACTGCCAATTCGGCAGGTGAAACACATCATCCGGCCCAAGCTCGCCAATAAAGCCAAATTCATCATGAATGCGATACCGCACCTGATAGCGCGCCGTGCGGTCTATCTGATAATTGCCAGGCCGCACCGGGATCAGTTCTCGCACGCGATTGCCGGACATGACTTTCACTGCCAAGGCATCGCCGGTAAGCGCCGCGTGAAGCGTCATCGTGCGGCGAAACTCAAAGCTTGTCTGCCACTCATTGGGCCGGCGCGAAAGCATCCGAAACTCGGGGATATTGCGCGCAAGCTGGCGCCGCCGGTCAGCATCTTCTCGAAACACATACAGGGCAGGCGTCGCGCATCCGTCCGCAATGACCTTCACACACGCTAGCACCGTCGCCACCTGCAAGGCAGTCTGTGGCGTCACTGCAAGCCCGGCAACCGTCGCGCCATAGGCTTCATCTATGCGCGCCATCACCTCTTCGAAGGGGCGCGGCGCAGATCGAAAGGAAAGCGCACCTCGAAGGCGCGTGATCAAGTTCATTTCACAGGACCACCATCTCCGAGGTTTCAAGATAGGAATGCGCTTCAGCCTGCGCCGTAGCGGCCCCTACTGCCATCGCCAGCGCGACAAGCGCATCAATGCGGTTAACAGCCTTCCGCTTGGAAAACCAGAAATTGCCAAACGGATCATTTTCCGTTGTGGCGCTCATCATAGCGGAAATCAGCACCGGCGACCGCCGCAGCCTGATCCGCTTTTCAAGAATAAGTTGCTCCAGGATCAGCTTGGAGCCGGGCATCCATAGCCCTTGCGCGCCCTTTTTCTTGCCGCCTTGGGGATGCTCCACAATGGGAAGCGTCACGCCAAGGCTATCAAGCTCCGGCTCAAAGTGCCGCTTGAAGCCGTAGCTGTCATACGCAACCGCCGCGATTTCATAGAGCCCGACCAATTCAGCCAACCGCGCCGCAACAAAATCAAAGCGCACCATCCGGCCAGGCGCGGCATTCAGAAAGCCGTCCTTAACCCAAAGGTCATAGGGCACGTTATCCCGCAACGCGCGCTCGGCCAGCGTATCGCCAGGCGTCCAAGCTTCTACCCAAGCGTCAAAAGTCGGCAAGCGCGCCGTGGTGCCATCCTCGCCCGGCATGTCCACAAAGCCGGTCGGCACAACAAAGGCCAGCGCGGTCAAGTCTTGCGTGGCGGAAAGGTCCAGACCGCAGAAAACCCGCTCGCCGGTATGTTCGGTTTCCGGCTCAAACTCACTCAGGACCGCTTCAAGCGCCGGGCGCGACATCCAGGCGGTATCGCTTTCCGTCCACTGGCAAAAATGCAACCGCAAGATGTTATTCAGCTTGCCAGGGATAGCCTTGGCCTGCCGCACCACCCCGGCGAGGTAGTCCGGTTGCACTGTCACGCCGAGAAGCGGGTTCGCCTTTACCCAACAGCCTGGATCTTCTAGCGGGTCATCGCCGGGGTCTAGGCCACACACAAAAGAGAAGGCCTCGTCATCCAGCACTTCCCCGACGAAGGTATAGGCCTCGTCAGGCTCCCGCGTCCCAGCTGCCACTCGGACCGCGTGTTGATGTTCTTGCCAGCACACGCTTTGCCGGTCAGAGCCGGAATTGGTCGCCATGATCAGCAACGGTTGCCGGCGCCACTTAAAGCCGCGCTCCAGCATCTCGATCATCGTGCCGTTGCGATGCTCGTGCACCTCATCGCAAAGCGCGCAACTCGGACGCGGGCCAGATTGCCCGTCATCGCTGCTTATCGGGCGAAAGAAACTGCCCGTCTTGAGGTCCGCCAAATTCCACACCGGATTGCCGCCGCTTGGCGTCAGCCTGCCCGATAGCGCGGGCGATTGCTGAAACATCGCAACCGCGTCGCGAAAAAGAACCATAGCCTGGTCCTTTTTGGACGCGGCGGCGTAAACCTCGGCCCGGTCCTCGCCGTCCGCCGTCAGGCAATACATGCCGACGCCGGCCATCAAGGGCGACTTGCCGTTGCCCTTGGCGATCTCGATATAGGCCCGCCGAAAGCGCCTTGTGCCATCCTTCCGGCGCCAGCCGAACAGGCTGCCAACGATGAATTTCTGCGATGCGTGAAGCGTGAAAGGGCGGCCCTCAAACTGCCCACCATTCAGCCTCAGCACCACTTCAAAGAACGCTATGGCGCGGTTCGCCGCGTCAACATCCCAGGTCAGGCCGCGCGCCTTGGCGCCTTTCATATCTGCCAAGTGCCGCTGGCAGGCGTTCCGCACATGCGGCCCGGCTACTATGCGGCGGGCGGTAACGTCCTTCGCCCAATCGGTCGCCGGGTCAAGCGAAGAACCGGGCGGCGGGGTCTTCTTTTTCGGCGCCTTCGCCGTCATGCGCTTTCACCTTGCTACGCGCCGCTGGGGTTTGCCCAAACTCGACAAGCCATGCTTTTAACCGGCGATCCGCATCCATCAGCGCCGAATAAGCCGGGCGCATCCGCTCCATTTCGCCGCCAGCGTTAGTCTCAACCACCTGAAAACGGCCATTCTCGGCAATGTCTTGGCGCAGCGCCACAATCTCTGCATAAGTCTCGGCGACCTGCTCCAGCGCCGCCGCGTCCGCCTCAGTCAACACGCCAAAACGATCCAGGATCGCAGCAAACCGGCCCCAGGCCACGCGCGCATCCGGCGAAAGATGCTCAGGCGGTGACGGAATGACGCGGGCAGGCTTCGGTTCGGCATCGTTCAGCCGCCGCTTTCCGGGATTGCCGGTAATCAGCTTCAAATGCGACGGTTTTGGCCTTCTACCGGCCATAACTTTTACCTTTCATTTCGCGGCGATGTGCGGGAAGGCCCCCATATTCGGTGTCCGCCCCCAAGCCAAAGATTTCGCCCCCCCTACCCCTAGCCGCGCCCGAAGCGTGGCCGCTGGGCAGGCTTGGCAGGCTGGGCCGGTATCGGCCAGCCATCCGCGTCGCAACCCGCCACACGGCCCTCATAGAGGCGCGGGCGCATGTTGTGGTGGCGATGGCAAAGGCTACGCAAGTTGGGCAAAGCATCGGCCCCGCCGGCGTCGCGCTGTTTGATATGGTCCACCACTGAGGCGCGGGCGCCGCAGCCTGGTATGACGCATTGAAAGCCATCGCGGCGCAGGGTGGCAAGGCGCAGCGCCTTCCATTCGGCTGTTTGGTAATAGGGGTTAGGCATGTGGTTCCGGTCCCGACCATCACGGAAAATGAGAGCCCTTGGCCCGTGTTGACGCTTTCGCGCTGGTCGAGGCGATACGCCTGCCGGGTCAAGCGCAGGAGACAGCCTCGGGCATAAAAAAGCCTAGCTGCCTTTCGGCGCTAGGCGCAACTGTAATCAATAAACTGCGCTTACAAGCCCTAGGCGGGCCTGTCAAGCCTTTTCTGAGCGTGCCGATCAACTCTTTTTCGCAAAGGCGCCGGCGTAGCCTCGGCATGATCTGCCCTGGCCACAAGCCAATCTGCCACCTGGTCCGGGATTGGCAGAGCCCCGCGCGCCCATTGGCGCACGGTTCCCTCGGCATAGCCAAGCTGCCGGGCAAGTCCCCGCTGGGTCCAATCCAGCAGGGTCAGGCATTGGCGGAAATGGTCAGGCGTCATGGCGGAAGCCACCGACAAAGCGGCTTTTGGCGACAGCAGCCGCATGGCCGTATGCAGTTAATGCCTCGTATCCGTCGAGGTCGTCGACCGGGGCGCGAAATGCCTCGCCATCCGCCGCGAGCAAATCCCCCTCCAAGACGACGGTGCGGGCGGTGATGACGCGGGCTGGCGCCGATCCGTCATCGCCGAACCAGTCGGCCTCCCATTGGGGGGCAACCGCCGCCAGCGTCGTCACGATGTCTGCGGGGCCGTATGCAATCCCATCCTCGTCCACCAGCACGGGGACGCCATAGCTGGACGCGGCGTGCTCGGTGGTCAGGCAGTAAGTTGCGCCATTAAACTGTACGGTCATGCGGCTCATCGGGTTATCTCCTCGTTGTACCGGGCATCATCGCCTCGGTGCAATCCTTATACGCAAAGCGCGCATGGGATGCAAGCATAAAAAACGCATCGCGCGCATTTTTTTTCACATGCCCCAAAATTCGGCTAGGCGCCTTAATCCAGCCCGCACCGCGTCGGGCCGCTCAGGCCTGCAATTCCACAGGATGGCCCAATGAACCGCATAGCGATCCTGCGCCAGCACCTCATCCGCCGCGCGTAGCTGCGCGAGCAGCCAGACAAGCCTATCCCCTGGCCCGGTGTAGCCGCCACCGCCTATGCCGGCGCGGCGAGGCTTGCCGTGGCGTAGCAGTTCGGCTTCCTCGCTCCAGATGCTGTAGCGGTCCGCCGCCTCGTGCTCGGCATCGGTCAGGCGTCCCTCGCACCATTCAGCATGATACCACACTCGGACCCGCGCGCCTTTGACCGTGCGGCTGGGCTGTTCAGGATCGGCGCGGTATCCGACCGTCACGTCCCCGCGCGCCACCCGGACGGATGGGCCGAGGTCCGCCTCTGCGCCTTGGGGGGGGCGCTTTTTCGGCTTGGGCATGGCAAGGGCTCCTGTCATGGGGTGCGCTCTGGCATAGGCAGATTGACGCCCTTTTCCTGGGCTAGTTTGATCAGCGCCGCGCGATATTCGGCTGGCGTCTTGCAGGGGCTGAGTGCCGCCGCTACTGCCGAAGGCCACCCTTCGGGATAGGACGCTGCCCTAATCCAAAAGCGGAACAGAACGCCGTCTAGGTCATCATCGTGTTCAGTCATGCCTTTTGTCCTTTCAACCGCCCTGCAAGGGCGCTGTAGCGGGCGCTCAGGCCCTCCAGGTATTCCCGGCCCGACTGGTCTAGGTTTGGGTGCATCAACGCCTCCTGGGCGGCCCGGGCGCGGCGCAGGCATTCTTCGGCAAGCGCCTCATCGGCATGGGCGCGCGCCACCTGGGCAGGGGTGAGGTCCATCAGCGCCACCGCTTGCCGTGCTGGGGTGCGCGGCGCGGGATCAGCCGGGAGGCAATCGCGCTGGTCAGGCCGGCTGGCGGTGGCCAAGGCTGGCCATCGGCGGTCCAAGCGTCGAAGGCCGCCTTGATACTGGCCTTGGTCGGGTAATTGCGGGCGGGGTCGAAATTCCCCTCTGCGCTTTCGTTTCGCTTTGTGTTTAGTTCAGCCGGGACGGGACTGGACCGGGACATGTCCCGACCCGTGACACCGGGACAAAATCCCCCCCCCTTTAGGGGGGGGGGGATATAATGTCCCGGTATGTGTCTCTCGCCCCCGGTCAAATTGTCCCGATTTGTCCCGATTTGTCCCGGCATGTCCCGGTCACTTTGGGGGGTAAAAAGTGATGGTTGGTTGCGGTAATTTACCATTTCAGACTGCCCAAACTGTGTCATGATGCACCCCTATTTGGCTCTTTTGGGCCAGTCCATCGGCTGCCCGGTTGAAGGCTTTCTTCTTCGCTTCGTGACTATCGGCGGTTGAGCGCGCGAAGAACGTCTCACGCCATGCGTGCTTACTCGTGGCTGCCCTCACGCCTGCCTCGGCGGCCTGAAATGGCACCGAAACGGGCTGCGTGGCCATCACGTCATGCAGGATGCGGAGCGCCATGGCCTCGCCGTTGGTCAGGCTGATGCGGGGCTTAGCCGGGCGGTCATCGGTAGGCTCGACTATGCAGCTTGTCACCGGCTTCCCGCGATGGTTTAGGCCCAATTCCACCCGCTTAAGCGTGAAGCCGAAAACTCCGTCAATCTCCAGCTCGCGCTGCTTGGTCACGCGGGCGATGGACGGGCTGTCATTATCGGCGCGGCTGATCTCGATCTCGGTATCGGTTGCGGCGCGTAGCAGGCTATGCCCACGGGCGCCTTGCGCTTGGTCTTTGCCTGAGTGGTGAATCCATGCCACATGCGCGCCGGTAGCCTGCCGGATGCGGTCAGAATTGACCACCAGCGCGCCCATGTCTTCCGCGCTGTTCTCATTGCCACCGGCCATGGCCCGGCTCAGGGTATCCATAACCACCAGCCCGACCGGGATGGCCATGCGCTCGGCTGCGGCCATGATCGCGTCAATCAAGCGCGACGTATCCGCCTTTGCGTCTAGCAAGTTCAATGCCACCGGGATAATTGCAAAGGGGATTGCCTGCCCGGTCAGGCCGCAGGCTAGCGAAAAGGCTGCTACCCGGTTTTGTATCCCATGTGCGCCTTCCATAGCGCAGTAAATCACGCCCATGCGCTCGACCTCACGCCCGCGCCATTCCAGGCCCAAGGCAACGTGCAAGGCCAGGTCCGTCATAAAAAACGTCTTGCCGCAGTTGGAAGGGCCATAAATCACTGACATGGCCGCTTTGATGATCAGGCCTTCCACAAAATCTTCAGCCCTCAAAGCGGGCTTGACGTCCTGAAAATAGATCAAAGGCAGGCTGGTGGATTTACCCGCGCCGCTTGTGCCTTCAACCTTTTCCACCGGCAAGCCTATGTCCGGCTCCGGCTCTGCGCTCCAATGATCCGGCGCTTGGTCCAAAGGCGGCGGTTCCGGTCGCGTGGGGGTGTATTCCTCGACTATGCGGCGGATCAGGCGCGGCGGTGCCTCACGTGGCTTTTCCATGCCTGCCCGGAATGCGTCGCGTAGGGTTTTCTCGGCTGCCCGAAAATCATCGCAGCGGTGCCGGATGCCTGCCAGGGCGGAGGTCAGGGCCGCGAAGGCTGGTCCTTCAATCAATTCCCCAGCCGCGACTAGGCCGCCGATGCTGAACGCCGCGCGGTTTAGGGTGTCATGCTTTGCCCCGTCGGGCGCGCTTAGGATGGCCTGGCACTCGTTGTCCAGGGCGGTCAGGCCGTAGCGCGTGCCGTCGCCGCTGGTGCGGGGCGCTGGTGCGGGGCGCGGTGCTGGCGATGGTGCGGCGGCGGGCGGGTCTATCAGGTCAAGCAACCATGCCGGCGCCTCTGCAAGCGCGCTAGCGTCGGCAATCTCATAATCAGGCGAAGGTGGCGCGATGATGTATCCGCCATTCCCGCGCACATCCACACCGGGCGCCACGCGGGATGCGCTGTTGCGGATGGTTCGGCCTTCCGGCCACTGAAAAAGCAAGTGCTGTCCGCCAGAGCGTGTCTTGTGCGTCCGGGTCCGGGGAAGGCGGTGCTGGTTTGCGGCAAGCCACTCCAAGCCCTGCCCGCCGTTCTTCACGTCCAGGTCCACCACAAAGAACCCAGCACCTTGCCCGGTCGGGACGCCGATCATCGCCGCGCCTGGGCTGCTGAATTGCGCCTTGATCTCTGCCGGGTCGCGTGTCGCGTCATGGAAGCCGTGTTGTGTGACGGGGCGCTTGTCTGGCCCGCAGGCGAACACCGGCAGGCGCATTTCCTGGGCAAGCCATAGGGCGCTTTGGGTTAAGGACATGGCGCATCAATCCTTCCGCTGCCAACGCGAACCCCTCTTACCAAAGCATCCTTGCGCCATCCACGCTCTTCGGACCAATAACGCTCGCCACCAAGAGTAAAAACAATCCCACGCTTTTCTTGATCAGAAACAAAAATCAGCGTTTTCAAAAATCCCACATTGCGCGGCCCATAAATTCTATGCGCTTCTTCATGGGCGGTTTTTATTTTCAATTCGCAATTGGTGTAATCATAAGCAAGGGCGGCAGCCCATATTGGCCTATCAAGCCAATCTTGCGGGACTCGATCAGCGGCATTTATGCCAATCTTCGCGCGGGCATAATCTGCTGATTGACTTAATGCGCGACCTAAATCGGTGCGATCTTCAAAACGGCCCTTGCATTCAATAGCTACCAAAGGGCCATGATCCCACGAAACTACAAAATCTGGACGCACCATTCGCGGAGTGCCTTCAGAAATATGCCCCCACGTCAAAACGCGCACCTCTTTGGCAAAGATGCAGCGACCTTGTTCGCTCAATTCTTTGAAGCGCAATTCAAGCCTTTCCACAATTCGTGCCTCTACGCTCATTTCTTTGCGCCTTTTCGCTTCCATGTCTCAAAATGCGCCTCGCGCTCCGCGTCCTCTACCGGGTCCGGCACGCGCTCTGCAAGGTTGCGGGCGAAGCGCTGGTAAAAGGCAAGGCGCTCTTCTAGGGTGGATGGGACGGGTTCGGGGGTCATGAAAGCGCTTCCATTTTTGCAATGCGCTCGCCGATCCAACGCATCACCGGCACGGCCATACTATTCCCCAAAGCCTTGTAGCGCGGGCCATCGGCGGCGGGCTTTCCGCGATGCGGAACCAGCGTGTAGTCGTCGGGGAAGCCTTGCAAGCGCTCGCACTCGCGCGGGGTCAGTCGGCGAACCGCAGATGTCCCTGCTACGCCGTGCCTGTTCTGTGCGGACAGGGTGCCGCACGGGTCGCCAAGCCCTAGGCGCGGCCAATGATGTGGATTGGCTGCCTGATTTATGTCGAACGCCACCGGAATCATATACCCAGCAGCCGCATGGTCTGCGCTGTTTGATTGCCCACCTCCGCTAGCGCACGATTTCATGGTGCCGGCAATTATCGGCACCAGAAACCCATTCTCAGCGTCTTGCTGCGTGGCGCTGCCAGCGGCCTTGCCGTTGTTACAAAGCGTTCCGGTTATGAAAGTTTCCAAAGACGGATCATGCCGCCGACCTTCGCGCGTTGTGACACAACGCGCGACAAGCCCGCCGTCCAGATCAAAATCTGTGCCTAGCCCGCCACCGCCTGTAGGGCGCGCGCTAATTGTGGGGGCAGGCTTTTCCCCCGCTTCTCGGCGCGGCGCAGAATGCCCCTGCAAGCTGTGGCGCTCAAATAAAACCGCTGCGGCACGTCGCCAGTCTCCAAAATATCCGACAACGAACACACGGCGGCGGCGCTGGGCCACTCCAAAGAATTGAGCGTCCAAGATTCTCCAGGCGCAACCATACCCGAGTTGGACCATGCCCCCGATAATGGAACCAAAGTCCCGTCCGCCATTGCTTGACAAGACGCCGGGGACGTTCTCCCAAACCAACCAGCGGGGCCGTGTTCGGTTAGCAAGGCGGAGAAACTCGAGGGCCAGGTTGCCACGGTCATCGTCCAATCCGCCTCTGAGTCCTGCAACTGAGAAAGATTGGCAGGGTGTTCCTCCAACAAGAAGCTGTATTGGTTCATATTCGTCGCCCTTGATCGTGGTAAAATCGCCATGAAGTGGAACGTGCGGGTAATGGTGTGCCAGCACGGCGCGGGGGAAAGGCTCAATCTCTGAAAAGAATGACGGCTGCCAGCCCAACTTATGCCAAGCTGCTGTAGCTGCCTCAATGCCGGAACAGACGGAGCCGTATTTCATCTGACGTTCCATCCCCATTCCTGCAACATCAGCACCGCGTCATCCTGCGACCGCACAACCGCCACGTCATGGCCCATACGGCGCAGCATCGCGAGGCAGTCATCTTGCGCGGCGCTGGTGCGGCCTTTCTCGGCCTTCACCTCAAGGAACGCCACGCGCTTGTCCGGCCCGACAAGCGTCAGGTCAGGCCAGCCGGTAATCATGCCTTCTGCCTTGAGCATCCTGCCGCCGATCACGCTGCGCTTGGCGGCATTGGGCGAATGATGGCACACCACGCCAGACAGGGCCAGGCGGCGCTTAATGGCGATCTGGATGGCACGTTCTGGCGCGGCGCGGGTCATGCGAATACCGCCAGCAAAAAGATAATCGCAACCAAAGCCGCAATCAATCTCCAAAAAGTTTGGATTAGCCGCGCCTCGCGCTCCCTGGCATACTCGCCAAGTTTGCCCGCCATTTTCAAAGCGTTCTCATGTGCTAACCTGTCCGCCATTTCTTTAACGTGCAGTTGGGCCATGCCGGCCTCGGCGCAGATGAGCGGCTCATAAGGCTCGCGGTTATCCCGGGCGGTCATTGACAAAAGTCCGGCGCTTTTTTTATGCGTCGGTCAAGATGCGTCATCGCATCAGCAGCATCGCCGCACATCACGCTGATTCGGACTGCCCGAAGCGTTACGCTTGCCTGCCGCCCAAACTCTGCCCAATCCAGCAGCTTCATCATATCCGCCTTCGCCACCATAACCACAACAGGCCCGGCTTCCACAAGCGCGCGGTATTCGTGTGTTGTCATTGATCGCGCTCCTTCAACATTGCATCCGCAATCGTCCAAACCGTCTTGCACATTGCGGGCGTGATCTGGTCAATATCTAATGGCATCCGCAAGATTAACGATCCCACA